TGGCCCGCAGGTTGTTTTTGAGGGTAATCGACAGTGCCGAGGCATCCATCGCATTCATATTCTCGAAAATCGAGGTGATATTTTCGACGGCATTGACCGCTTCGGTTGTCGTCGCCGGGGTATAACCCGTCCCCCCCGACGTGGCAAGCGAGGTCTCCTGTTTGCCGATGAACGACAATCCCCCGGTGATAATCTGATCCACGCTGATATTCAAGGCCAACTGCTCCGGCATCATCCCGGTAAACAGGGCGATTTCATGGGACAGGTCTTCATAGGTCCGCTCGATATTAAACGAGGTCTTGGATACCCCATTGAACACGACAGCTCCCTGTTTGAGTGTCACAGCATTGCCCTCCGCTTCTGTGACCAATGTCCCGCCAGTGACGACAAGCTTGCCCGCGGTCTTGCCGATAATCTTGAAATAGCCATTGTTGGCGGCTTCGGTGAATCCCGTCACCTTGATCCACTGATTGACAGCCAGGTCCCCAAAACCATTGCCCGAGTCATTGAATGAATTATCCGCCGACGCCGCTGAAATCGTCGCCGCATTGACCGTGATGACGGTTGACCAATCCCCCTGCTTGATTGTGACCGATTCCCCGGCTGTATCATTGACCAGGGTACCGCCTGAGACAATCAGTTTGGCCGCCGTCGCCGATTCCACCTTGAAAAATCCATTATTGGCCGGATCCCCGGTAAAGCCTGTCACCTGAATGAACTGCCCTGGGGCGATCCCGCCGAATCCGTTGGCCGAATCATTGAACGAATTATCGGCTGCCAAAGCCGAGATCGTAATTGCCGTTACCGTAACCGCCGTTGGATTGTGCATCAGGACCGCCAGCAGCAGATCATCAAAGGTCCCGAACGAGAACTCAAAATTAATATCCCCATCGGCCCCGACATTATTTCGCTTAATCCCGCTGATCTGGCGGTCGGAACGAATCTCATTGGAGGTTGTCGTTTGCTGGGTTTGCTTCAGGCTTTCGCCGGTATGTCGCAAAATCTGCAAATTGGCCCCGGTCTTCTGGACGCCGAAGGAGCTTTCTTTCACATACGCCAATCTGACGCGATTTGAATCACTCATTGTATCATCCTTTCAGTAAATCCTTACCTTATTCGTTTACATAAAACGGACAGGTAACATTGACCTGCCATGAATCATCCCGCCGTCCTATGGTTTTGACGGACGGAGTTTGAAACTGAATCCCGCTGATGGAAACGCTTTTAAATGCATCCTCAATATGGGCCGCCATGATCCTGGCGGCCTTATCGCCGGTCCCCAGTGGATAGAATAACTGGGCAATCATGACGCCCGCGGTACGATAACCGCTGACGATTTCGGTCTGGAACGATTCCCCATCCAGAATCGACAGCCGACACCAGGGCAGATTAGGTTTTGCCATATCCTGATTGTCGTACTGCGTCACCAGGCTTTCAGGGTCCGCGATTTGTACCTTGAACCGTGACCGGATCGCATTGGTTGTAGTCGTGGTGATCATTCCACCGCCTTTGAAAACAGGATATTCAGTTCTTCTAGGGTCAAAGACATCATCCCTTCAGGGGCTTGCCGGCTGCTTCCCTCTTCCAGGAATTCGATGTAATCGACATTGTTGGAAATCCAGACAACCTGGTATGGCGGTAAATCGCCAATCGCCGCAAGGCCTTTTTTTATCGTGTCGCCGCCGGACTTATCCACGGCATCAATGGCTGCGGTTGCGGGACGGCCTATCGTCACCTGCCAATTTCCTCTGGCCCGGCCCGTATCAACCGGGGTTTTCATGACCAGCCGCTTCAGGGCTTCAAGCACAATCTTCTTCTGAAGCAAGACCACCTTCTCGGGAACAAGGGTTTTCACAAAGACATCGACTTCTTTGTTAAACTGTTTCAAATTGGACTGAATTTCATTTATCATTATCGCCTCAGTTGCAGCATATAAAGCACAACCTGGTCCTTGCTGTAAACAGGCTGAACATGGACAATCTTCCATTCCTTGGAATCAAGAATGACCTTCATCGTGGATGGCTCTGGTACAAATTCCAGGCCGGATGCCGCAATACCCGTCTGCATATCACCGACTTGAACCAGATCGCCATCAATATATTGTGATCGATAGGGATACGGCGGGATGATCTTCTTCTGATAGTCCACCGCGTCCCCCAGCGACGTTTCACCCGTTGCCGGATTGTATGCCGCAGTCGGATATAATCTGAACGTCACAGTCTTGCCTTGTAACTCGATCAGGCGATAGGCCGTCTCAATCATTTCCATTCCCTCGAATGACCTGTTTTCCATGTTCTGCCAGCATCTGCCATAAAAAAACGATACTCAGTGGCACTTCGAACCGATCCTCATATTCAAAATAGCAGACTTGATGGGTTCATTCTTTTTGCTTCCAGCAAATCTGACACGCTTCTTTGCCATTCGACAAGGCCGTGACCA